GGTATAGAGTTCCAATCATTCACTATTGGCATTCTAGCAACAGAAACCAGATTATGACCAAATAACAGAAGATGACAACTAGGAAGAAAATGATAGTCATTGGGGCAGTATTTGTGTCATTCTATTTGATCGCTTTTTACATGATGCTGACAAGACCGAACCCTGAATGGAAAATGTGGGGATATGTCTTTATATCTGTTTTGGTCATCAATGCCATAATTGCCATTGTACTAAGTTTAAAAAAGTAAGCCCAATCCTATCACCCGCTTCTACAAGGACTGAGCCTGACTGCCGGCCGGCATTTTCTTAACACCTGCCGTCCCGCCGGATTTTGAAGGAAGAAAGGAACTATATCATTAAGATCTGCAAGAATTCTGCTATCAGTGTAAAACAGCTTGTTCATTAATCACCTGCTTTTTTGTATTTATTATAAAGCAGTTCAAGTCCTTCAAGCATGATTTCATAGTCTTTTGGTATATGCTGCCATTCAGTTTTAACGCTTTTAGCTTTTAAGATATACCTAAACTGTTCTTCGTACTTATCCTTGAGCTTTGTCATCACTATTTTCATTATTTTGTCCATCCAGTAAGTCTTCTATATTGTTTACGGTTTCTATAACGCCCTCATCTTTTAGGATCTGTATGGCTTGCTTGTATTCAATAGCCACTTTTTGTAGGTTTTCGTCTTTGCTTTTTTCCATATATTTAAACGCTGGTTCTAATATGGCTAAACAGGTTGCTTTTTGTATTAGTTTTGTTCCTACATCAAGATTCTTGTTGGCGTCTGTAAGGCTTGTCATTATAACAGCTTTACTTATTATTCTGTCGAGTATGCCTTTATATTTACTTTTTGCCATCTTCTTCCTTTTTACTTACAAACCCCTCAATTGATCCACCATAGAATTCAATAGTAAATATGGTTTGTTGTAGTTGCGCTAATAATGAGTCTATGCGCCTATTTACCAGGTTTGCTTGGTCTTCTTCGCTTAATTTATCTTTCTTTGGATCATATGCTTTGCCGTCTTCTTTTACCCATTGTCCTGGTATATTGCTTAGTTTGACCTCGGCTTTTTTGTCAAAGATAAACGTTGCTTCATAGATATCGTTTTCCTTATCTATCTTTTTGGAGGAGATAAGAAGTTCTTTGTCTTTCTTTCTAAATTCTTTAAGGCTTATTTTATTTTGCATTGGTTCCTTTCTTATATTTTATTGCAATCATCGTACAATTTGTCTTTTATAGTTTGTTTACATACTTTATTTTCTGTATTGCATTCGCAACAACAGTGGTAAACTCTTTTTCGTCTAAAAATAAGGTAAAGTATAAATAAAAATATTAACGCTCCCATGTTCAATCGTTACTTTCGGCTTCTTTTCTCTCGTTTATTGATTTAGATATGTTTTTTAAGACGCGTATTGCTCTGAGTCGTTTATCGTATTCACGTTCTACTTCACTCGTTATGCGCACCACCTCTTTTAGGTCTTCTTCTCTTTGCTTCTTGTAGGCATCTCGCATTCTTGTAAAGTCGTCATCAGTCCACTCTGGTGACCTTTCCATCGCACCAATTGATAAAACAAATAGAAATGGTATTAATTTTTTCATGTTTCCCCAAAAAATATACCTGGTTACCAAAATTTAACTTATATATTCATATATAGTATGACACATAATTAAAAGTGTGTCAATTAGTTAAAAAAAGAGGGCGCTAGGCCCCCTGGTTATTTTTTGAATATGCCAGCTATTAATACTGCGATCATTGCTGTTATTTTTACTACTTTTTTAAGTATTTTCTTTGTTGATGGTAAACATTTTGCTCGTTCTCCAAATGTTGTATTAGGTTCTTCTTGTTCATATTGTATTTCTTCGATGATTTCTATGATGTCATCGACGGCTTCTGCTGCATTGTGTATCTCTATTTTTTGTTGGTTTTGTCTAGCAATAATTGGTGAGCTTAATAACATGGAGATCGCGATAACCGGTTTAAGAATTTCCATAAAAATTCCTTTCCATTTAAAGTGTTATTAACCATCATTATTATATCATATATGGGAGTATAAAATATGGAAGTTCATAAAGGTTGGATCAGATACACCGAGTTAAGGGATAAAGATGAACCTAATTTTGGTGTTGAACTTGCGGAGAAGCATAAAGATTTAGCTGATCAAACACATACCGCCAGAGATCAAGCTCGTGAAGAACTAAAAGATTTTGTAGATGAGGTTATTAAGTGTGTTGAAAATGGTAAGAAGCATTTTGATGGAGACTTTTTTGTAGAAGTCTTGTTTGTGCATGATCGAATATTACAGGGCGTTACAAAGCGCATCTTTGCTGCTCGTCGCACCTGCCCACATCCTTTCCATGATCAGGCTGCTTATAAATATCACGCCGACGATGAAAATATAGAGTTTATGTGGGTTGTTCCTGGCGTAGAGACATCAAAACACCTACGATTAAACGTATTGCAGCTTACAGATAACGAAAAGTTTTTATATGATAACCTTGAAAAATATACAAATCTTGCTTTTGCCAAAAGAAAATATTTAGAAGATATTAAAATAGCTAAAAAAAATAATAAAATCATGATTGCGAGGAGTTAATAATGATAGAAGAAGCTAATGTAAATGAGGTTGAGGTTACCGAAGAAACACAGGTACAGTCTGACGTTGCTCCGCCTGCAGAACAGCAACCAGAGCAGGCGCCTATTGAGCAGCCTGAGACGCCAAACCAAGATCAAGTTAATTTTCGTCAGCTTAGGGAGCAACAAGAACTTGAGCGAGAGCGCGCTATTAGAGCAGAATATGAGCGCGACCAATTAATGCAATATATACAGGCTCAACAACAACAAAAACAACAGCCTCAGCAAGCTCCAAATCCTCTTGGGTTGTCTGATGATGACTATGTCGAAGGTAAGCATCTTGGTAAAGTAAATAAAAGTGTTGAAGAACTTAAGCGTGAAGTTCAGCAATGGAAGGCTCATAACGAAGAGGTTACTGCAGAGCTTAAGCTTACATCTGAATTTAACGATTTTAATAATGTTGTTACATCTAAAAATGTTGAAAAATTATTAAAGGAATATCCTGAACTATCGTCTACTGTTAGAGGCAATGACCCATTATATAATCGTGGAAAAGCTACTTATAGGCTTATAAAGAAGTTTCTTGGAGATAACACAAAGCAGACTATAAAGCAGTCAATGCCGCAATCTATGCCACAAAAACAAGTTCCGCGTTCGGCAGCTACTCTTAAAGGGACGTCTTCTGTCTCTAATATTGGCTTAGATGCTAATGGTCATATGACGCCAGAACGTAGAGCCTATTTAAGAAGGCAAATGGACGACGCTATTAACAATTATTAGTAGTAAAAATTTTTATATCATATATTTGTAAATGACATTGAGTAAGGCTGCTCTTGGGCTGTACAGGGACTCGCCCTCCTAGGCTGTATAGGGTTTCGCCGACCTAGGCCATAAGGACTTGTCATCCTAGGCATATGTGTATTTGCCGATCATAATTAATTAATTTTGAAGATTAAGGAGTAAATCATGGCTGGTATAACTACCACAAGTATTTTACCTCCAGCAGTCGAACAAGAATACGCAGGTAAGTTGCTTCTTGCTAGAACAAGAAATCTTATTCACGGATTACCTCTCGAACAAAAGACGCTGGGTAAAAATAAAGGCGGAACATTAAGATTTAGAAGACGTGTACCTTTTGATGTTGACACAACCCCACTTGGTAGCTCAGGCGCTACACCCCCACCAAAACTATTAACAGCTGTTACTATTGATGCTAAACCACAATGGTATGGCATGTATACGACTCTTAATGAGCAGGTTGTATTAACTAACCAAGATCCTGTGCTTAATATGGCTGCAGAAGGTCTTGGACAATTTATGTTGGAAACTGATGATGCAATTATCAGAAATGTGCTTGCAGCTACAGCTTCTATACAGGACTGTGTAAATGGTACTGTTGTAGATAACCCAACAGATATGGACGATGCTGACTGGTCTAAAGCATATCAAACACTTAGATCAAACGATGCATTCCCTTGTGTTATGGGTCGTGAAGGCGAAGACAAATTTAACACAAACCCAGTAAGAGAGTCTTACTTTGCATTGTGTCACTCTGACTTAATATCAGATTTAGATAATCTTCCAAGTTTCACTCAGAAAATCAACTATCCTAACATGATGGGAACAAGGCATTCTGAGCATGGATCTATTAATGGATTTGCAGTTCATACTTCTTCGCAAGGTTCTATAGATGTTACTCCATCAACAGGTGGAAATAATGTTTATAATGTCTTCTGTATGGGTAAAGAAGCAGCTGCACGAGTTAACCTTGAAGGCAATGGTGAGTTCTTAGTTAATTCTCCAATTGATCCATTAAGACAAAACTATACCGCGGCTGTAAAATGGGTTCAAGCATGTAAAATTCTTAACGAGTCATATATGCTTAGAATGCGTTGTGTAAAACGTCTGTAATAAGGAGATAATTATGAACAATGAACTAATGCAAGGCTATTACACAGCTGACGGCAAAACTAAAATACTTGAAGTTCCTTTTGATGCGAACTTTATTAAGATTGTTAATCTTACGCAAACAGCTGCAGCTGGCGCTGGACAGGTTGTAGAAGCTTTCTGGCAAGAAGGTATGGCGTATGGTATGCGTTATACAAAAACCGCTGTTACAGGTGCTTTAGCAACTGATGTTTTAGCTGCTAATACTGCTATTACCAAGGTTAACACAGGTGATAATCCGTTGTCTGCCGCTATTGCAACAACAGGCGTGACAGCTGATGCTCCTGCAAAAATAACAATGGCCGCAACTGCTGGTCTATATGAAAACGACATCGTTAGAATACAAACAACTCCTGGCGCAACACAGTTAAATGGTATGGACTTCACAATTAGAGATATAACGCTAAATACAAGTGTTGAGTTGGCTTTTGGTCCAACAGTAGTTGTATCTGCTAACGCAGGTTCAATCTACCGTGTAAAATACGATAAACTTGTCTATCCAAGAACAAGATTTATCACCAATATTACACAAGCCGCTCAAGCTGTTATTACATTGTCTGTGACACACGAATACTCAGTAGGTGACTATGTAAGATTGTTTGTTGGTCCAGAATACGGTATGACAGAAGCTAACCTTAAAGAGGTAAAGGTTGTTGATACTGATATTGATTTGGCAGCAAACACAAACACTATAACAGTAGACCTAGACACAAGATCATATACAGCATTCACATTCCCTGTTACGGGTACAACACTTGCTCAAAAAGCAGAAGTTGTTCCTATGACGGGACCAGGTACAAACCCTCAAATACGTGGGTTCCAACTTCCAGCTGGCGCAGCTGCTCCGGGTGGTGTTGCTAACGACGTTATTTACTGGGTTGCAGGTAACTCTTGGAACGTATAAATGATGGGAGGGGTTAGCCCCTCCCTTTTTTAAGGAGAACTATATATGTCAAAAAAGTTAGATGAAATCATAGATAATAACTTGAAGTCAAAACAAAAAGATAAAATTGAGATGGTGACGGGTATATTTAAAAATCTTGAGATAGAGGGTAGTCCTATTAAGTTTAGTTTTTCTCAAGGTAAACGATTTAAAGGGAAGCCTGCAGAGGTTTACGAGTTAAAAGACGGTGAAAAATATACTATTCCTCTAGATGTTGCTCGTCATTTAAATAGATGTTCTTATTTTGCAAGTGTGCACGAAGTAGATGAAAAAGGTAATTATTTAAGAACAAAAAAAGAACTTGTTGATAGGTATATGTTTAGACGTATAGATGACTTATACGACAATAATCTATAAATAAAAGGGGAGTTGCATGTCAACGTTTGCAAAGATAAAAGAAAAGGTACGGCTTTTAACAAAAAGAACTCAGGTATCACAATTATCTGAGGCAAGTTTAAAAGAGTATGTTAATACGTTCTATCTTTATGATTTTCCACAGATTGTAAAGACTCGGGACTTAAAGAAAAATATCTCGTTTGCTACAACTCCCTACGTTGATGCTTATTCTACGACAAATGGGGCGTATATATTGAACCTAAAGGATTTTGTTGATTTTGTGGTTACTACCGATACTACCGTGTATGTTTCTGGTCAGCAGATACAATTGTTTCAATCTCCAGAACAATTTAATAACACCTATTATAGCACGAAAGCTCGTGGGAGTTTTGGTACTGGAGACGGTGTAACAACAAATTTTACTTATACGTTGCCAACAAAAGTATTGCATAGGTCTGTTATTTTAGGCTCTGTTAATGCTGCTGGAGCTGCGTTAATAGTTAAAGATGAGCCAGATACAGATGCCTTTGAGCGTGAGGCTAACACAGGTGAACTACGAGATCAGGCAAACAACAACATTGGAACAATAAATTATATTACGGGAGCGATAGATGTTACGTTTCCATCTGCTCCAGCTAATGGAGAAGATATTACCTATGAGTTATTTACCTTTAATCCATCCTTACCTACAGGTATATTATTTTTTGATAATACTTTCACTTTAAGGCCTGTTCCAGACAAAGTATATGAGGTAAAACTTGAAGTTAGTGTTCAACCGGGTGAGTTTGACTTAGATACTGATGTCCCACTTGTTAGGCAATGGTGGCAGTTTATTGCATATGGTACAGCAAAAAAAATACTAGAAGATTCTTCTGATTATGAAATGCTTGCAAATATAATGCCTGAATACGATCGGCAAAAAATACTTGTCATGCGCAAGACAGAGCGCGATTTGTCAAAAGAAAGATCTAAAACTATATATAATACCTCTCAAAAC